GGAAGTTGCGACTCGATAAGAGTAGAAATTTTCTTGGTTCTGATAGCCATCTAAGTTACTCTTTGTATGCAATAAAGGATGAATTTGCTACATCAACATCAAGATACACCTCGCGAGATGCTTGAATGTCATTTGATGCTGGTTTTACTCTAACTGAAATACGATTGTCGAAAAATGATCCTTTAATGATCGTTAAACTATTCATAATCGTTTCACCTTTTACATAATCAATAATACCAACTTCCTTGTCAAGGACAACTTTTTCGCCAGTCAAAGCATCTAGTCTATATAGGACAATTTTACCATCATTATCTTCTAGATAGACATCAAAATTAGGGTATTCAGTGACTCTAAATCCTGTACTCGTTAACACAGGATTGTCACAATCTTTATCAAATTGATTCTGGAAACAAATCTCGTAATATGAAGTAGAATTTAACTGTGGATAGAAATCTTTCCTCATCGTCACAGAAGTCAAGTTTGATGAAATAGATTTGGATGAATCATCAATTACACTGACTGCTTTACTATGTCTGAACTTACCATTGAACTTCTCTGTCTCACTTTTCTCAATATAAGATTGGAAAGTAGAAGTGACCTTTGCTTGAATCTGTGCAGGTGTCTCATCTGTCTTTTTGCCATCATAAAAGATCTTACTCATCAATTCGACATACAGAATAGATGGATCAATAAGAACAGGTTCTACAGATGCTACAGCATATTTCTTTAACTCGGAAATAATATTTTGTTTTGTTAATGATGTTAAGTATGCAGAATCTCTTGGTTTAATAGAAATGAATACTTTACCATATTCAGGTGGAACTTGCTCTTCACCACCAAATACAATGATATCACCAACTGCAGGATAGATGTTACGAACAATAGCAGCATAATCAGATGCAACAACTGCTCGGTTCTGTGTGCCAAATGTTTTTGGTGCAGCATATTTGACTTCTTGAATCGATTCTGCTGTTTCACCACCAACAGCAACAATCGTGGATAAGATTCTGCTATCAAAAGCAGAAGGAGAGATGCCTAGGTCGTTCTCTAAGACGCCAGAAAAGACGAACGTTCTAATGCCATTCGCCTCTGGTCCATTCGTTGTGACATACTTTACAACTATGGTTGATTGATCTTCTAATTTCTTACCAATAACACCATCACCAAAGATTAGCTCATATCTTTGATCATCAATCTCATTGAGGAAGAATACTTTAGAATCTCCTGTAATATCTAAAATGTTGTCAGACAACAAATACGGTTCACTAATAGTAGATCCATCTACCGACACTTCTACCTTAATTGTCGATGCATCGATGTTTCTATTATCTAATACAAACCTTTGTGTCTTATTTGATGTGTTGACTGTAAAGTTATCAGTAAGTAATGTTCCTTCTCTAACTAATACTTCGTCAAACACTGCAACGTTATTTACAACTGGTGCTGAAACGTTATTTGGTGTTACGAATTGATAAATTTTGTTGTTGAATGATGCAACAAACCCTGTACCTTCCTTTAAAATGACTTCAGTGTCAGATGTTGGGTTTGAATATGTAATTTCAAATGATACGTATGCAGTAGCTGCTGTAGCAGATCTAGGTCTGTATCCTAATTGCCTCGCAATGGACACTACGTTGTCTCTCAACGTAGCAGAATCAATGAATAACTCATTGACCGCCATATTAGTGTTAAACGCCGTGTAGTACGTGTTATACGCTAATACATCTAATAGATTACTAAGGACAGAACCTTCAAAATCATAGTCAGTAAAATCTGACTGTGATCTCATGTACTCTTTGAGAACCGTCTTGATATCCTTAAAATCGAGATTTGATATTTGTGCGTATGGCATTTATCGAGTTCTCTCTAATACAAAATTGATCTGCTGCGGTGCATCGTTTCTACCAGTGATCTCGAAATGAACCTCTACGTTAAAACCATCTAAACGAATATCAGGTTTGCAAAGAACATTTAGTACCTCAATTCTAGGTTCATACTCAGTTAATACATTTGCAACTTCAGTTTGAATAATTGCAGCACTAGCATAATCAAGTGGTTCAAATAGCATCTGTGTAATCGCACTACCCAAATCTGGGTTGAATAATCTCTCACGCTTTTGAGTAAGTAGAAGATTCATGATCGATTGTTTGATAGCAGCCTTATCCTTGACCGACAATAAATCATCGGTCATAGGATGTTTCTTAAATGTGACGCTTAAATCTTTAAACGTCTTGAAGGTCTGCATTACAGAAAGATACGAAGCTATTTGTATTTATTCACTTCCCGCAAAATCCGTCTGCCCATTCCTCTTGATTGTCAAACAACTCTCCCTCTTTCATGTCCTTCCTCTTGCCCGTTCGGCGCAAGTATTTGTCACTTTCAACCTCAGTAATAAGGGTCATACCAGATTTTCTGAAATCTTCTGATTGATCAACTCTGCTGTTGCCCATTTTCGGTCTCCGTCCGTAATTGTTTGTATTCATCGTAAAGTTGCCATTGCCATCCTTCTGGCAATTTGTTTCTATTTAGATCCCCCATGCACCAATGCATCGGACCGCGACTCCTGACATAATGTAAGAATAATTGAATGTAATGATCTCCATCATACTTACCCTTACGTCCATGAGTTCCTACACATCCAAGGTAGATAATAGCGTCCCCTTGTTCTAGTATGACTTCAGTCGGATTCTGTTCTGGGTCTTCAATAATGAATTCCCATGGTTTATCAGATCCTAAATGAATACTCACACTAATTTCACATGCAGGTCGATCATCATGTAATGGAAGGTAAGAATCTTTATTATAACAACGCATGAATGAATACGTAGGATACAATCTTGTACCCACAGTATCCGACATACGCTGTGTCATATAATATAAGAGCTCTTGTCCTCCCACTGGACTCTCGTATTGATACACGGGTCCGCTATATCCATCCTTAAATGCACTTTCGGTGCGCCCTCGGTCACGGAAATCTACATAGAGTTCTTGTGCCCACTCCGTAGCAAGAAAGTTTCTTACTACTAAATGGTTATTCTTCAGTAGCTCGTAGTTCATTTGGGGTTCGCCAAAAATAATCATCAGTATCCCCGAGGCGTCCCCAGTCGATTCCTGACTCCACTTGGTATTCTACGGTAGATACTTTAAAGTCAGGGAACTTGGGGTTCTCAGGGGTGATAGAGAGGTCATACAGACGCATCCTGTTATTAGGATACAATGCATACTGACCATTCTCTAATGCAATACAATTATGCGATTTGTGCTCTTGAGGCACTTCGCTCACATTATTGTCTATCACATCAGGGTTTGCATGATAGTTATCTAACGTAAACAAATATTGCCCTTTCATAAGACCATGATCTCTTGTGAAGATCTCACAATCCATCGAGGAGACAAATCCTTTGTTAATTGCCATAACACCATAGTCCATACAATTCCAGAATTGTAGATTCTCCAAACTCATATCGATCTCTGGAGTGCTCGGTGCTTTTGCAAATGCACTGATCGGGAGTTTATCATACAATGCTCCATACTCAGGTAGATATGTCTCAAAGTAAAAAGCACGTCCAGGTATACTCTTAGCAGATACCCAGACGCCTTCTACAAACTCCCCATGTCCATCTTGATGATCTCGTAAGTATTCCCTACGAACCCATACTTTCACTGCAGGAATTGTACAAATTAAATTCATCCTCTCCCTTGACCACGATAACGCTTCTTCGCACCGTTACGTGATGTTGCAGAAAGCTTCGTGTGTTGCCCAGATCCCTGGCGAGTACGCTTGGGTTTTGATTCGATCGTTTGCTGACCGTTTAATCCGACTTTTGATTTTGCCATGAATGTTTCTCAGGTTGTGATATTGGAACCAATTAGTATTGTAGGATGTTGGAACGGTCCTGTCAAGGGCCTAGGCGTACCTCCAACAACCATCTGCGCTTCATCCCCAGTCACCGCTGGTAACCTGCCATTAATAAACACAGTTTTGTTTACAGTTGGTCGTATCACCCTCTGCCCTGGTTGGCATGGTAACGGA